TGATTGCCAAACTTATCAAAATGGATGGACAAGGACTGTCGCTTGTATCTGGTATTTAAACGCAGTAGAAGAAGGAGGTGAAACTGAATTTGCTTTTGGACATAAGGTCATTCCAAGTGCAGGTAAATTAATTCTTTTCCCTGCTACCTGGAATTTTCCTCATAGAGGCTTGTCTCCTATCAAAGGAAATAAATACATCATTACAAGTTTTGTTTTAACCAACGAAGAGACTCAACATGGTTAAACCATGAAACTTTTCTTTTTTCCTTGTTTGGATAAAAACGATATGATTGAAAATCTACAGAAAATATATCTCCTGTTCCTTCTTGAACAATAAAGTTTGCATCACGATAATCACTGAAAGTCCAATCTGATTCATTGCATACGACATCTCGATAAATCAATTCTCTTTGAGCTGGAGTATAAACATAAGTACCTTTTATAAAATCAATTAAACATGAAACAGTAGTGTTATCAACAAAATACGTAAACTCTGGAATTTTTATTTGACTGAAATTTGCTTTCTTTAATTGATTTAATTTATTAACATAAATATTTTTTAATTTATCATTCTTACACTCAACTTTTTTACACAAAGTAAAAGTTATATCAGCTTCAAAACTATCTGTACTAGCGTCATCTCGAATAGAAGTTTGATAATTCAAGAAGTTCTCATTATGTAAGCAAGAGCATAGTAAGGAGGAAGATTTGCTGTGTTGCTTGCCGCAGTAGCACCTGATGGAGCTTGTACTGCTCCATTGTGACTATGACCACCACCACTAACAATTGAAATACCTGTGTAGTTTCCTGCCGTATTTTGCGATGAAGAAGTGATAGGTGCTTGCCTGTTTGTAGCATCACCACCTTTGGATGCCACATTGCTCCAGTGTGTATAAGAGTGAAGGTGACCTGGATCGTTTACACCGTGACCATGCGCCCCATCTGAGGAAATGGTATGAGTGTGCGTGACAACTACTGCTTGCGCACTACCACCTGTTGCGTTAAGGCTATAACTTCCTCCCGTCCCAATAATAAATCTGTTCCTTAAGTCTGGTGCGCCAGCACTTTGAGCAGCAGAAGAATTATCACATAAGACCCATCCAGCAGGAGCAACAGTACCTTTAAACGCAATGATTCCATAAACAGGGACAATTCCTCCACCGCCTCCTGCCACATTTAAGTTTCCAACTGTCAGAGTATTTGTAGAAGGATTGTATTTAAAATCTCCATCACTCTTAATCCTTTGATTACCAGTTTGAGAATCAGTAAAATTAACATAATGTTCAGCATTGCCTGAACTATCAGAAGCAATATCTACGTTTAGACAACTTGTAGCTACACCTGAAATTGTTGCTGTTAACGATCCAGTGACTGTTAGATCGCCATCAATTCTTGAATTTCCAACTACTTCAAGCTTGTAAGAACCAGGGGTGCAATTGACTCCTAAACCTGTTCCATTTAATGTTGTCCAGTTACCACTTCCTTGTTGACTACTGAAGACATGCTCATCAGCGTAATAATATGCTTTATCTCCGTCAGCTTTTAAATTAAAAGAACCTTCATCATTTTCTATTCTAAAAGTAGTTTCATTAGTAGTATCGTTATTTTTTAAATGTAAATGAGTTAAAGGATTATCAATATTAATTCCAACTTTATTACCCTTAATAGTTACTCTTCTTGCATTATTCGTTTTAAAAGTTAATTGATCATCTGCTGGAGAATACATACCTCCATCTGTGTCATTACCACCAAATCCATAGCCATGAGATCCAGCAGTTATTCCACCTGCAACTTTAATTCCACCATCAACATCTAATCTGCAAGAAGCTGTACCTGAACCAAGTTTTAATCCTGTGTCATTTAAAGCTGCTCGATGCGAACCACCCGTAGCAAATCCAAGCCTGTTAGAAACAGGTAAATAAACACCGTTAGAAGGAACGGTGCTTCCGTCAGGAATAAAGGCTGTTCCAGAAACGGTGCTAGAAGCATCTACCGTTCCAGTGATTGTTATATTTCCACCAAATCCAGCCGTCCCAGTTGTTGTTAATGCTGGAAAAGCATAAGTAGTAGTTAAATCACCCCAGGTATTTCCACTAGCATCATATTTCTTCCATATATTTGCACTGCTATCCCATTTAATTGCACCGTTAGGAGCATTAGTAATCGTTCCTGTAGAAAATTGAACAGCAACATCGTCATCCCTAGCTTTTACTTCTGCTAAGAAATTTGTATATGTACTTGTGAGTTGAGGATTGCTCCAGTTAGCCATTAGTTACCTCTTGCCGTCCAACTGAAATCCCCACTGACTCTACTCCCATCCTTATCGTATAACAACACTTTAAACGATGTAGGGTTAGGAGTATCAGTGAAATCATAAATTGCAATCACAGGAGCTGAACTGCCTTTTGGCGTTACTGTAATCGAAACCACATCAACAAAATATGTTCCTCCTCCTACTGAAGAGCTGAAATTGACTGTTGTTCCACCACTATCGCTTGCAGATGCCGTTCCACTACCTGAATCTGTTTTTTGTTTAGTTTCTAATCTCATATTAAAAGCAGTTATTTTCAACAGGTCATCATTTCCTGCGCTTGCAAAGTCATAACGAAACTTGACATATCTAAAACTTGTTCCAAATGCGCTATGAGAACTATTAGAACTTGTTGTAGTTGTACCTGCATAATCTGTATAACTTGAATTATTTGAGCTGATAGAGATTTTCGGAGTAATAGAAGTTGAACCATCAGCAATTTGCGTTGCTGTAAGAGTTGAAACTATTTTCGTTCCTGCCAATGTTGTTCCATAATCAAGAATCTCTTGATAGAAACCAGAAGTTGCAGAAGGTAATCCATAAAGTTTATCTGCTCCATAAGAGTTCCAATTTGGATATTGAGGAGAACTAACTGATCCAGTACCAACAAAATGTTCTTGATATGTCCTTGACGTATCTACGTTGACGAATAAAACTCCCTGATCGGCAAAAGCATTTGAACTTGTTACTGTCGTAGGGATTGATGGTTGACTAACAAAAGTACTATTAATATTTTTTCTTAAAATATAATCAGGAGGTTGGTTAACCGTTGCGCTAACTTGTTCAGGAGTACCTACGTTATTGGCTGAATCAATTGCAGCAATCCAATAAGTAAACGTCCCAGAAATAGTCTCAAATACAGTTGTAAATAGTCCTTGTTTTGTTCCAATGGTGCTTCCACTTGCGTAGCTAGATCCTTTCTTGATGTTGTAATAAAGAATAGGAAGGATAGATTCAGCAGCAGACCAGTTAAGCAACACGTTGTTATCAATAACTTCTTGAGAAAACGATCCAACAGCAGCAGGAGGAGTAACAGTTGCATCTATAGATCTTTCTGTTCCATAATTTCCATTAATATCTTTTGCTACAACCCAAAAATATTGAGTCCCATTCCAATCAACCTGTGTTGTTGCAGATAAACTTTTTATTGTTGAAATAACAGTTGCACTACTAAAAGTAGTTCCTCTTCTAATTTCGTATTCTTCAATATTTAAACTACCTTTTACACCTGTTGAGTTCCAGGTCAGTTCTAATTCACTTTTAAGAAGAGCGTTACCTGTCTTTCCTTTAAAAGCAGCATCAAGACTTGAAACCGCACTTGGCATTGTGAATTGAAGGTCATAGTATTCTTCATTGCCTGTATTCCCTTGAGCATCAATTGATCGAATCCAAAATCTTCTAGCTGTATTCCAAGTCACTACAAACGAAAAAGTTGTTCCTTGTATTTGTTTATTGCCAATTGCATCTCCAAAAGAAGTAACAGAAAGTGGACTATGAGCTACCTGGTAAGCAACAGTCGGAGTGCCACCATGTCTTTCACTCCAATTAAGTTCAGCAGATGTTCCACTGTCATAATTTGCAGTTAAAACATAATTAGATGCTTGTGTATTTTGAAGCGTTACACTATTTGCTACGCTAACATTCCCTGCTATATCAACAGATCTTACATAAAAAGTTTGCGCTCCAGTCCAGTCAACTTCTCTTGTATAAACAGTCGTATCTAATTCTTCAAGGACTGTCGCAAATGTAGGACTTTTAGAAACTTGATAATAATCAATAGCGTATCTTGAAGTTGTAGAAACTTTTGACCAAGTAATAACAACATTGTTCCCCTCAATAGTGGCAGAAGCACTGGGATTGATAGGAGCAAGAATCGCTATTGAAACGGAAGCAGCATTTAAGCTATATCTATCTTCACTGTCGTAAGCTTTGACATAATAAGATCGTGAACCTGGAGGAGTGTAACCAAGCTTATAACTATTAGCTGTAACTCTTGCTATTAAATTCTCACTTGCGACAGGAGAAACAAAATTATAATAATCATTATTATCTAATCCCCATTCAGCATCTGTTGTTCTTATTTCATACCCAACAACATCTAAATCATCAAAGAAAGGATAGTTAGCAACTAACTTATCCCAATGAAGAATAAATCCAAGTCTTGAATCTAATGTATAGGCAAAGTTAGTAACATCACTTGGAACTCGTGTTTTACCAGCAGCGTTAACACTTCCAGTTAAAGCAGTTGTAGATGGTATTCCTGCTGCATTTAAACTGAATATTTTTACTTCGTATGTACCAGAAGTAATATCTAAAATTTCATCATCTGGCCCTTGCTGTCTATGTACTTTCCACGTTCCATTATCTTTTCTGGTTCTTACCTCGTATTCATTAACACCTAAAACAGCATCCCAAGAGAATACAATTTTAGCTCTAATCTCATTTCCTTTCTTGTATAGCTGTTGGAATATTCTTAGATTGACAGGTGCAGCAGGGATTTCATTTAAATTACTAAAATCTCTTACCGTTAAAGCAATCCCTGATTCAACATTTGCATATTTTGAACTGTTATAAGAAAGAGCATTAATAGCGTAAACATTGCCATCTTCTTCCGTAACAGAAATAACTCTCCATTGGGTCGTTTCTATGTTCTGAGCTGATGTTCCTCCTGTGGTTTCTAATATCCAAAGACCATTAACATTAGGTGCATCTGTAAAATCAGTTTCAACAGTAATAATCGAACCACTAATATTACTAACTGGTCTGGACTCAACTTCTCCATTGGATCGAACAATATGCAGTGTTCTTGTATAACCAATTGAACTGCCTTGAGGAAGATCAGTATCTACTCCATTTGTTCCATCTACCGTAATATCAGAAACTGTTGCAGCTTTAATTCTGCCTCCTCTTCTAAAGCCACTTTTAACAGGATCAGCAATATCTATAACTTGACCTGGCCTACAAATAACTCCTGAATCAATACTGGTTGCAAACGTGACGGTTTCAGTCTCTTGAGATTCCGAGTAGAGCATCCATTTCCCGACCCGATGCGCTTGACCCCTACTGGTACAAGCAAAAGCCTCTACGTTCTTAACGATTTTCCCGTACTTGTTTTCTGCCACAGTATCTACAACTTCTTCATACGCATAATTTCTAAGGTTCATATCAAAGTATTTCACTACAACCGTTGTTGATCTTGTCTTTTGACTACTGCCTTGATAAACAAAGCCTTCTGGAGTTACGTTTGCAAGAGTAAATAAACAAGAACTAGAAGCAACTGGCTTATCTTGAGAAAGAGCCAAACTTCCTGCGCTCCAGTAACTCATTGCTCTGAAAACAGAAGTCATTGAGTTGATTAAATTAAAAGCTTCAGCTCTGCTTCTTATACAAACATTGCATGAAAATCTAGCTTCTTGTCCTGAACCTCCAAATCCATCTGAAACTAATTCATTTGCATATTTTGAAGCAGCATAAAAATCAAATTTACTAAGTTGACTTTCACTAATATGATCTCCAAGACCGTAACGACCAGATGTCAATAAATCGTAAAGTGCAAAAGCAGGACAACTATTCCAAGTAGCTTCTGAAAACGTACCATTCCAAGCAGTACCGTCATAAATCAAACGTCCAGTTGCACTGTCAACAGTACAATTATTAGGTATTTTTGTTTTAATTCCTCGGACAATATAAGATCTCTGAGGAATACTGCTGAATTGTTCTGCGTTAATACGAAGAGCAACTAACGCAGAATCAGGATAAGTATTATTGGTGTAAGTTATGACAACATAACTATCAAACCAAGTTGAATTTTGAAGCTTGGCATCTCCTGAATTATCAGTTTCTCTTAAAATCCTTATTTCTACTCCAGTATTAAAACTGCTAGGTAAAGTTATTAAATAAGATTTTTTATATTGATCACCTGTTCTTCCTGTTACTGTTTCTGATATTTTATCAACAAAGCCACCTCCATCTGTTTGCATCTGTATCTTGAAAGATACTGACGTTCCAACAATATCTCCATCATCTTCTATTTGTTGAAGAGCTGGAATCCTAACAAGAACCCTGACTGCATCATGCGAATCAGAAGTTGAAACTGTTCTTGTTACACCTATGTTTGGGTTGCCTGGAGTTCCATCTCCTGTTTTTGTTACCTCAGTATTAACAGAAACAGTATTAGAAGCTTCATCAAATCCATTGATTTTAGTTTGAGGATTATGACCTTCTCTTTTTTCTACAGTTACATTTTCAAAGTTATACGTTCCATCAGAGTTTTGTAATGGGGTGTTATCTAAATAAATAGATTTATCTCCATCTTTTAATCCTTCAATTGGCCCTTCAGATATTAAATCTAAAACTTTCGCATAACTTTTACTTTCTAAAGAGTCAGGAGCTGTTGTTGGAGTTTTATTACCTCCTCTATCTCCTTTACCTCCACCACCACCAGAACCAATAATTTGAGTCATACTTCCACCTGGTTGACATCAACGGAACTTGATATGGTCGTAGACCCTGTTAGAACCTCTCCATAGCATACAGGGACTGGAGTGCCAGGTCTTGCAGAATTGACAATCCCACTAAAATAAAACGAATTTTGTACGTCTTCTTCAAATTCTGGAGTCTTAGGAGTTGGAGTTAACAAGTCAGAAACTCCACCTAAAACCAGTGCAGCTCCTAAGTAAACAGCAGCTTTAGCCCAAATACCAGTAAAAGCAAGACCTGTAACAGCAGGATTAAGCATTACATAATTAGCGTAAGTAAGACTTGCTCCACCAGTAGCAAAAGCCAATCCAACTAACGCTGCACCTGCTATTACTTTCCCCCATCCACCTCCAGCTCCAACAACACAAGGAACAATTTTTATGTCATCTGCTCCTGCTGGATAATGCAATTCTTCAGGATCTAAATCCATTCCAGCAACTTGAACCCTGTAATATTGATCGTACATGTGCTTTTCTAGTTCAGGCCAATTAACAATCAGAAACTGAACAGCTTCTGCTGCACTAGAAACATCTGCTTTCAAAACTCTTTTGCCTAGAAACTTGGCTAAAGGCCCATACAGTTTAATTTTTCTAAGCATTGCGTAAAGTTATTCTCCTACCTATACATTTTATCAACCATTCGTTAAGAAGATCACGACTGCTCAATCTTCCTTGTAAATGATGGAGTAATTCTTGCTCCCCTACATAAACCCCTATGTGGTTTAATCCCTTCCCTCTGATATTCATTAATAAACAATCTCCTTCTTCTAATGGTTCATCTTGTTCCATTTCTCTAAATCCTGTTTCTTTCCAGCACCCATCAAACATTGGATTCAATCTGAAATCCTCTGGATTAATAGGTCTATCCCAATCTCTTAAATCAAAACCTCTTTCTCTTTGATAATCTCTTACTAAAGTCCAACAATCAGTAACGCCCCAAACCCACGGTCTTCCTAGTAATCCTGCTTTGTATCCAGATGGTTCAAAATAATGCCATTGTTCTGTCTTTGGATTAACAATATGCCAAGGTAATTTACTAGCTTCACACGAAATAAGATCTGCCTGACTAGGGGTTGGTGGAGTTTGAGGATGAGAATGAACAACCGCTAAAATTTCTCCAGCATCTTCAGCTTTTGCGTAATCTGTCGGATCAAGAATAAATTGATCGTATCGACTATCCGCTAAATTTTTACAAGGCCAATAATGTTCTTTCCCCTTTAATACAACTAATAAACCACAAGCTTCTATTGGATCAGCTTCTTTAGCTGCTGCTAACGCATCGACTTTCCATTTATCCATTA